AATCATCCGGGATTTGTCGTGACGAAGGTCCTCGTTACCCAGAAGGGATTGGCTTATATAAACCATCTTTTGGGCGGTGACCCCGGTGATGGTAAGATTACTAGGATTGTTTGACAGATCCCCTTCCTTGACTATGCCAAGTGTTAAATTGTGACTTGAAAATAGATGTACGGCGTAAGCACGTACGGCCAAGACTTTAACCTTTTGTGACTTGAAAAGTATTTGTGAAATATTAAAAGATTGATTGAATATGAAAGAGAATGAGATTACAGATAAAGAGGCCATCTTCAAACTGCTTGATTTTTATAGGAGTGAGGTTGTTAATCTTAGCGGAAGTTTTAACATGTTGTTTGACGAGGTGCTAAAGATAAAACGTGATATAAGAGAACTGAAAGGGGCAAAGCCCCCGGTTAAGGCAACGATGATACCATTGAAAGGAGGCCGATATGGGAAGTAATATATAAAGCGACTGGATAGCTTCCATGATGGTTGACTCTGGATAATAAGGGTCGGGGGATTACCTTCGGCCCTTATTCATTATCTGCTTGTCTCCTATGGGATGAAGCTATTGATCGTTTTGAGGTATCTAAAATAGAAAACTCCCCAAATCCTCACGGACAAGGGAGTTTTTATTATTTAACTATAATCTATATGAATGGTTTTCAGACAACCTTAAACGATCCGATTCTCACGAACGAGAGCGTTTGTAATATCTAAATCCATATCTAAACAAAGACATACTTAATCATCATTGCCGATCCTCCCGGAATAGCAACGGTGGGTATATCCGTCTTAAAATGCTTCCCAATACCACCCAAGGGAAGCGGGAAATATTTATTCAAACTATATTTTATGCCATAAGGAAAGGAGTGTGCCCCCATCCTCCAAAGCTATCCCCTTGACATAAATATACCTCTGGTTCTCACGAAAGAGCGGTATGACATTGATAAAATTATTTTATGAATACAACCTAGTGTAATATCTTTAAGTAATGACTCCGGTCCATCACGGATGAGAGCCATAAGGGGTTATAAATATATAACATACCATATACGCATAAAAAAACGTGGCGCCGTCGCAACTACCAAGACCCGGCGTCCCCACGCCAACATAACAGGTAGTAAGCAACGGCCCACGTCTTATATATAGATTATATATACAAATAACGTGGGCGTATTGTTGCTATCGGCTCCCTGTTATGTTTATAAATTTGGGGAATTTAGGTCTTTATAGGAGACGATATCTTTAACGCCACAATGTGTGTCACGTCTTATATTCTATATCGGTGACAACGCGAATATACGATTTTTGTTTATTTAAACGAGAGATTGCTTATTTTTTGTTTATGTGGCAGATGTATTTTCAAGCGTGGAGACCCTTTCCTCTAAGTCTTTCAGGGAGATCCCTAGCGATGAGATAGACGATCCCATTTCAACCACGCTTTGGTCTATCCTGTTGATCTCCATAGTGATCCCTTTTTGCCCCATCACCAGATCTTCAGATTCCCCCAGCTCTTGGGTTATGGATGTTTTCCTCACGTATTCCGTATCTATCTTTGCCAATAGCTGGTCGAGATTGTTTCCTTCCTTGTCATATACGGAGGATGAGGTAGTTACGTATGATATCTGGTTGCCCCACCTGTCCAGCGGTTTTCGTATTATGATCTTCTTCGCCATGCTCGTTACTTTTCCGCTAAAGTATGAATTAAAGCGTAAATAACGTGCGGTGTCGTTAACGTCGGGTAAGATTTATCGTTCCCGGTCGTTCCTGTATCCCGATATTTGCCTTGTCCGACAGCGACCGGACATAGGATATTGAAGTCAAATGCCCTGCATGGTGAGTCGCTGCGCCGTGTGGGGCGACTTTTTTCATGGAGGACGCACGAGGTAATCAAAATAACAAAGTCGTTTTGATCTTATGGCTAAAATTGCGGGAGAAAATGATATTAACAATTTAAATATTATAGGATTATGAAGACGAATCAAGAGATGATCCGAATAATTGATAGCTTTTCTGTAATACAGAGAACGAGTGATGGATATTTTGACGGCAGTGAATTATTGCGTCAATGGAATAGCGTTTCGAATAATCCAAGAAGGCAAATGAGTAAATTCTTGGAAATGGATACGACTAAAGAATTTATATCAGCGTTATCAAAAGATGAAAGCCAAAGAGCAAATATGCTCATTGCTGAAAACCAGTTGATTATAAGAGTTAAAGGACGAACTACCAAGAATGGTAAAACTCCCGATAAAGTATGGATGAATCCTATTTTATTCATAAAATTTGCCATGTGGATCAATCCGACGTTTGAGGTCAAGGTTTTACGTTTTGTCTATGACGAAATGATCCGTTACCGTAATGAGGCTGGCGACGCTTATAAGGATTTGTCTTCTGCTGTCAAGAAAATCGTACCAAAAGACTTCATGCCAAAAGCCATGTCTAAGATAGCCGAGGCACTTAATTGGATCGTATGGAATAATCACGAGAGGATGCTTCGTAACAAGCACGGTGACGAAAGCAAGCAACGTGAACTGTGGCAACTGGAGAAGAAGATAGCCGATCTGATAAACGAGGGATTCATTACCTCATACGATCCGCTTATCAACTATCTACGGAAGCTTTATAATAAAAAGAATAATCCAGCGGTATTTAACCAAGCGGTATAGAAGATTTTTAATAGCTAATTATGATATATAATATATTCAAGCAAATCCGTATATGGTTCGTCCTCTTGAGGGCGGACATCCAACTCCGATACGCCATAAAGGAGGCCAAGGAGAAGTACTCGAGGCGTAACGTGCGCTATTACGTGATCCCTAATTACGATCATAGGTTGATAACTTGCAACCGATCGGAGGTACGTAAATACAGGACGGACGGTTACTTCGCCCATTCTGTACGGATCGACGATTTCAACCGGGAATGTTTTTATTATACGCCATACGCCAACGGTAAAAATCCCATATCGGCCAAGGAGAGGGCGTTAAAGAGGAGGTCATGGTTGAATTACGTGTTACAGGCGAAAGGTCTTATATGATTAAGTAAAATAGAAAGGGGGTGACATTTATTTGCCAACCCCTTTCTTGTATCAGGCTTACTCGGAAGCTATGATACCCGCGGCTCTCAAGGTCGCTAGGATGCTGTTAACCTTGTTTACCACGTCCGTTAAGGCGGCGGAACTTTCCAGATTATCGATCTTGGGCTGCATGCCGTTCTTGAATAAATCCTTGAAGATTTCCAGCTCGCTTCTAACCTTGCTTACTTTTGACATTTTAACCTCCTTTTTTTAATGTTGGTATTTATAATTGTTGATTGATAGCGTCGATGCCTTGGCCGGCTATCATTTGTTGTTGCTGAGCGGCTAATTGTTCCTTCTGCGACTGGATCAATTGCAATAACTGATCGGCGAACGGGAAATTTCCCACCTCGAGCATTTGCTCGATAGATATATGCTTGGCGTTCAGCAACTGCAATAGCAACTCGTTGGATAACGCCCTGTATACCGGAGTGTCGTAGCTCTCTGATATGGATATGTCGAAATCCACGCCTCCCATGGTCTCCGGGTCCCATTGGACATAGCCGTTCCTTCCAACGATCCTTATTATTTTTTTATCGTCGTAGAATTGCTGGATGTTCTTGCACTTCTTGTACATGCCCGATATGATGAAGCTGGCGAACGATTCCAGCAAGTCCACGATGCTGTTGCTGGCGTTGGACGCTTGTTGCTGGTATAAGGCTCCGCTTGTCCCGCTCGTGGGCTGTTTCCCCTGCATGGCCCCTTGTACCCCGGATACGTCCTCCATCATGGACATCTGTAATTTTATCATGTCTCCCAACCCTGCCGGCACGCTCCGGTTCATCATCTGCTGGGGGACCTGTGCCCCCGATTTGAGTTTCAGCTTGATCACGCCGTTGAACTTCGTCCACTCGTCCGCTATATCCTCTATGCTCATGTCATCGGGAACGGAGGCCTCGTCTACCACCAGCACTCCCTTGGCGCTCGCTTTCGTCACGAAATCGTTCAGGATGATATAATGGTTGATATACCTTTGCTGGTCGATGATGTCGCTGACGAACGAGTGTATCTCCCCGTCAACGAAAGGATATGCCTTCATCGTGTAAGGGTGGCTCCCGTGGCTATAAGGGCTTTCTCCCTCGTCAAGTATATCCCCGAACGGTGAAAGATAACGGTAGTACCAGTAGCTTTGTATCATGTACTCGTACTCTATGAGCGGGACCTCGCTCTCTGGCATGTATAGCGTGGGTTGTCCCAGCTCGTCCAGCACGTAATTCCCCAGCTCGTCCTTGATCCTGTTATCCTCCAGCCGGCCCTCGTTCTCAGCGTCTATGTTCCCCTTGTTCGAGTAACTGTCCACGTAAGCGTCGCCCTTCAGCCAGTCGTGGCACCAGAACGCCTTTCTTCTCTCGAGCGTCCATAGTTCTATCACACGGCATAAGCGGGGGTCTTGCGGGGCCATAAACCCGTTAAGGTCATAATTGTTGCCCTTGAACGTGTCGTTGAACTTGGCGATATAGTCCTTGTCACGGGCGTTCTTGTATATATCTTGCAGCCTTTCATAATCCCTGTCATTCTTGGCGAATACGCTGGCGAGTTGCCCGAAGGTCACGTCATGGATCTCTCCGATCATCTCGATGTCGGTATGTCTGGGGTCGTTCATGGGGCCGTCCACGAAGAACAGGTTCGGGTTGACGTTGTCAGTCCAGCATTCCCTTCGGTTCTCCCTTTGGGCGTAGGTCTCTTTCTGTATGGATAGGCCGCTTATGAGGAACTCCTCGAACATCCTTGCGTTCAGCTCCTTGATGTCGTTGATCTTGTTGTTGTACTCGAGCATGGTGCTCATGGTCTCTCCCAGCGTTTGCTCGTCACGATCCCTCGCCACGCACACGGGTGTCTTGTTCTGGTTCCGATAAACGCCGATGACGGTCCTAGCCAATCTTCGGATAAGGTTGTTGGTCATGGGGATATTCCCCTGCATCCTTATATATTCCTCCTCCGGGATCATCCGGCCACAATACTCGATCAGGTCCCCCCATTGGTCGCCGTACATATATCTCTTGTTCCTGTCCCTCTCTTTCCTGAACTTGTCGAGCTTGTCCCATGCCCTAGCGCATTGGTATACCAATGGCATGTTCCGCCCGTCCGTCATGTTTCGTCTCTCGTATTTGACGGTGTCTATAGGTGATATCCTCGATTTAGGGATCAATCTAGTCATGGATTCTTTTTTCTGACGAATATGGGGACTTGGCGTTCAATCGTAACGATAAAACTTGTCGGTTGTCATATGGTAGCCTCGCTGATAGGACCATGGGGCCTTACGCCGGGGGACTTATCCTTGGGGATGGACGGCAGATCCATGTCGCAATAACATATATAAAGTCCTATAGCCCTAGTCATGACCTTGTCGTCGTGCTTGCCTTCCACGGCCCCGAACGATCCGTTGGCTTTCTTCTCGTACGTGGACATCTCATCCAGCGTGTCTATATCCCGCTCGATATATGACTGTTCTCGGAGGCATGCCACGAGATAGGATATGATCATTGGCTTGGTGTTCCGGTTCGTGTGGAATCCCCATTCCGTCAGTTTTCCGGCCCGTATCTTGGCCTCGCTCGCCTTACGTGCGTACAGGTTGTCGTAAGCGTCCCCGATCTGGTTGAATATCAACTCGGACTGGTCTCCGTCCGTATCGTTGTCCTTGGTCTCTATGGTATTGCTCTCTATGACTAACAGGGCGTTCCCGAAAAACTTGGCGATCTGGGCGGATTTCCATGCTAACAGGTCATGGTCTATGTGTCCGTGCCATTCGGCCACTACCTCCGGCTTCCCGCCAAACATCATCCAATAGCGGTCTATCACCAAGATGTCCGAGAAATCGGATTTCTTTCCACGGCCCCCTATATCCACGATCACGAGGTAACGATTCTTGACGTTCGCCTGATCGTCTGGCAACGACCATACCTTGAGCGACCCGTTATGATCCTCCTTGAATGACAGCTCTGTCAAGGCGCTCTTCCCTTTAACGGACTTGCCCGATATTTCCCCGACATACTTGGGGGGCTTGCATCCCTCCTTCAGCCTGTCTATATGATATACGCTGAATACCATGTTGCCGGAGTTCTTGAACGCCTCCACGTCATCGCTGGGGAACTCCGCCGCCATGTCCGCGTGCTCCATGAAATCCTTCCGCTTGACTAAATACCAGTTTATAGCCTCAAAGGAAGCCCCCAGCTTCCATAGTCTCCAGTAATATTTCCCGGGGTCTAGGCATCCATCCGGAGGATTGTCGTTCTCCTTGTTGTCAAGAAGCCATTTGGCGAATGCCCTCTTGTCCTTCACGGGTAGCTCGTATCTCTCGATCTTGAACCATGGGACGAATACGAACCTCCTGTTGCTTTTGCCTTTCTTGGCCGCGACACATGACCGGTAAAAGAAATTTCCCATACCGTTAGCGGTGGATTCTATGACCTCCACGGTAAGCGGGGCCAATAGCAAGGATGAGGATATGCTCCTTATTATATCTTCCGGGGTTTTCCCGTCCGTGTCATCCCATAATCCCACCTCGGAATAATGTACGCAGCTCATGTCACCGCCCCGTCCCGAGTTTGGGCTGTTATAGGTGCCTATGGTTATGACCGTGTCCCTTGCCTTCTCCACGTTGCTCCCTTTCCCGTACGTTATGATACTATCCAATTGCGATCCCTCGTAAGGCGTGAATCCCAGCGTGACGTTATCCGGCAGGTCCAATAGCCATGTGGGGTATTTCTCCAGCATCTTGCTATACATGGCCTTGATTTTCCTTGACGTGGACGCGTCTTGCGCTACGATGGTGGAGTACCACGCCTCTTTATGGCATAGTTGTATCCACGCTATATATAGCTGTACCAATGTGGAACCTCCCCATTGCCGGGCCTTTAGCAGGATGATCCTTATGGGTAGTCCAGCCAATCTCATATCCTCCATCACGGATAGCAGTAGGCGTTGTGGGTAGTTGAGCTTGAAATGAATGTTCTTGCCTCCCTCCTTGTTCTTTATTTCGCAGAAAGAGTAAGCCCAGAAAGGGAAGTCATGCTTGTTCCTTACTTTTATGAACTGTCGTACGACCTTCTCATGGAGTTCCTCGTCATACCTCTTGAAGGTGACCTTGCAAAAGGCCCTTATGGATTTATACCTTATTATCCTTTTAACAAGCTTGTTTGGTAGCATGCTGACTGGCAGGAGCATCTTGTATGGGTACATGTCTGATATCTCGACCATCTCTCTTGTCCCGGGTGAGTTCTCTCCCTTGATCGGGTCGAAATGGGCGTGCATATCGTCGTTCCTCCTGTTATTCTCCTCTACTAACCAATCTATAGTCATAATATAAATTATATAGCTTTATCCAGCAGAACCCAATCAGTGATGACGCTAGATGTATCTCCCAGCTTATGCCGGGAATGACGTATGATAAGACAAGACTGCTCGCCCATATCGCCCGGTCTTTCCATTTGGCCGAGGCTAGTCGCTCGCCCCACGTGGCGAATATCATGGCGCTCGCCCCGATGACGGGGGACGTGGAGAAGAACGAGGCGAGGACGGCCATGATATAGGACCGTGCGATCTCCCTCTTGCCAATTCGCATTACCTTCAGGGCGTATGAGTTCCCGATCAGATGCCATATGTTCACGTGGAAGAACATGTATGACAGCCTCGTCCAGAAGGGGTATGACGGCCCGGAGGCGAAACCTAGTGGGTCTAGCGGTAACACGTATATCAGAAACAGTGCCGCAATCGTCGCATGGTTTGCTCGTAACATTCCTTTCTCATTTTAGATATGATGGCCTTGGCGCTCTCGGGCGTAAGTACGAAACATGGGGCAGGACTCTCTATTATGATGGATACGATATGCTTTATGGGCATTTTGGGGTGATCCGATCGGTACGAGACGAATTTCTCGAATAAGGACTTGTAGAATACCTTGGCGTTGTCCTTCATCCCTTTTGGCATGGCCCCCTTGTTCATCTGGTATATGACGGACGAGGCCCTTTCCACGGATACCCAGTATCTGGAGGCTTGCGACGCTACGGTCTCGGTAAGTAGGTCCATATAGACAAGGTCCTTGTCTGATCTCATGTTCCTGTTCAAGGCTTCCCTGTACGCCCTAAGGAGGTCAAGGTTTCTTTCCCGCATCATGGAGAATACGCTTCCGTTCTTCCTCATATCATACCTGTTTTTACCAAAGTTACGAATTTCTGCTTTGCCGGGTAAGATTTATCGTTATGGGGGCTTGTATCGTTATCATATTTGCGTATAGAATAATTTAAAAAAAACAATGTATGCCAGAAAATGATATTGACAATAAGCCTGTTACGTCTAAAAGAGATATGTTCTTGGAGAGTATTAGGGGACGTTATCCAGATTTGGACGTGGAGAACGAGGATGAGTTTTATGGAAGATTGAACGACGAATTTGATAGGTTTGATAGAGGTGATAAAGCGCAGAGGGAACTAGGGGACTTGTTGGCCTCTGACCCTAGGAGCGCCGGCTTCTTGATGGTGATGCGCAAGGGCGGTAATCCCGTGGAATATCTTATCGAGAATTACGGGGATGATTTTAAGGCCGCCTTGGAAAGCGAGGAGGGAAAGAACAAATTCTCAGAGGCTTTTTCCAAGTATATGGAGAGGCAGACGAGAGACAAGGAACTGCAAAAGCAGGCGGAGGATAACCTGAGATTGATGATCCAAGGTCTGGAGGAAGCCCAGTCGGAAGGTAAATTCAGTGACGAGGACGCTAGGGCGGCTTATGAGTTCCTTTACGCCGATGGAGGATTGTTGGATCGGATCGTGGTGAACGGTGTCACCAAGGATGATTGGATGATGCTGATGAAAGCGGCAAACTATGACAAGTCCATGATGGATGCGGCTAAACGTGAGGAGGAGGCCCGTAATGAGGGGGAGATAGCCGGACGTAACGCCAATATAGACATAAACAAGAGAAAGAGTACCAAGGTGGATCGGTTGCCGCCCGATCTGGGTTCCAGCGGGGGGATGACATCTCCCACGAAAAAGGAGAGAAACCCGACGATTGACAGACTAGACAAGATCACGGGACGTAAGAGTGTTTGGCAATAATCATAATTAATAACCATAAACAATTAGTAAAATGAGATCAAAGAGTTTTTTTAATTATTTGGGCGGCTTGGTATTGACCGTTTTGGCCGTGATGCTAGGAGCCACTACCGGATGCGGGATGTGTATGGCCGTACCGACAACCACGGATGGAGGGGGAGAGGTGACTGATATTAACCCGGGGATTGCGGTCACGGATGCCAATGGCGGGGCGACTGCTACGGATGGCATTCAAATCTCGAAAGAAACGGATAATCCAGAGTATTATGCGAAGGCTATAGACAAGCGTATCACGAAAATGAGACCGATGCGTACTCCTATAGACCAGATCACGAGGAGCGCAGAGAGTATTAGCAGGGTCAACAGCATGGTCGTGAAATATTACAGTGTATCGACAAGACCCATCAAGGATTCCGTCAAGACCAATACGACCGAGATGGCATCAGGATCATCTTATGTAACCTTGCCTGTGAATGATGCTTCTCTCTTTAGCGTGACTGATACGATCCGGGTATCTGGGATCAAGGGCTATAAAGAGGATGGATCGACTCAGGATACGGTAAAGGACTTGATGCTTTATGTCGTGGGCAAGAGCGAGAACGAGGGATATCCGCAAGTGATTGCCGTGAACGGCAAACGAAATACGACAGGAGAGAATTCTATCGTTCCAGCCCTTAAAAAGAATGACGTGCTTATTCGTATGGGCCGTGCCGCAGGGGAATTGGACGTGGAGACCGGGCAGTTCTATTCATTGCCTACGCCACAAGAACAATTTTGCCAGAGATTCATGATGCAGGTAGAGGAGTCCACGTATAATAAGATGTGGAGTAAGGAGGTTGACTGGAACTTTGACGATATGGAGGAGGACGCTATCTATGATATGCGTTTGGGTATGGAGAACTCATTCCTGTTCGGTATCAAGGGAAAGAGTAAGGATCCCAAGAAAACGGGTATGGATGTTTATTTCACCGGTGGTATTTGGTGGATGGCAGGTCAGGACAAGTCTTTGGGAACCGTTGATGACTCGACCAATGAGATTGTGATCAAGGACGATGAGATGGTTGATTTCTTGAAGGAGATCTTCACGGGTAATGATGCGGGGAACAAGACGAAGATCGCTTTCTGCGGATCTGATTTCTTGGCAGCCTTGGCCAAGATGAAGAGTGAGCGTTTCAAGGTCGTTAAGGAGTTCGAGAAGTGGGGGCTTAAATTTACCTCTTTCGATAGCAATTTCGGTAAGTTGCTGGCTATGCACCATGAGTTGCTTGATATGAACATGAAATCAGACGAGGCCTTTGTTATGGACCCCGAATACCTCCGTAAAAGGACTTTCGAGATGTTTAGCAGAAAGACTTATGACATGGAGAAATTAGCGAAACGTAAGACTAGTGCCGTGGTCTTGAATGAGGCCAGTTGCTGTTATCTGGTATATCCGAACGCCCACATCCGTGTTAAGTTAGGTTCTTTATAAAATAGGGGGGGATTCGCCTCCCCGCTTTAAATCGTTGTGTCATGAAATATTTCTCAGATAGTGTTTTGTCATTTAATCTTAAGGTGCGTGATAGATATCGAAGGATTCGTTTTATCCCTATGACAAGGAACGGGAGTTATTATATCCCTAGGGATAAGGATGAGGCCAAGGCGTTGGAGTCAATGGATTGTTATGGGAGTCGTTTTATAAAGATAGAATCCGATCCCGCTCCAGATAAAAAGTCTAGGACAAAGGATTTGACCCCGGTCGAGGAGATAAGGTCCTTTCAAGAGGCTATTGATTATTTAGAGAAAACTTTCGGTTCGGATATAAGCGGGCTTATATCCCCGGAAAGCATTCAGGGGGAAGCCCGGAAAAACGGGGTGGTATTTCCTAATATGGGATGATATGAGGTATAATGTCGAGGATTTGGTGACATCCGTGCGGATAACCTTGGATGAGAACAGGATTGAGCAAGAGTATATAGTCTCGGAGGATAACAATATGGAGCTTAATGAGATTATAAGGGAGAAGCTGCTTGACGCTGTACGATCCGTGGAGAGGATAGCTCCGGTACAGATGTTAGATAGCGTTCCGTTGGTAATCCCTGAGGCGGCCCAATATTGCGATACCGATGGTTCCGGATACGTGGTGCTTCCACCAGATTTCCTTAGACTGACCTTGTTTAAGATGCGATCATGGCGTAATCCGGTATTTGACGCTATAGGGGATGATACGGAGGAGGCTAGGATGCAATATAACGTATATACCCGTGGCACGCCGATTCGTCCTGTCTGCGTGCTATCAAGGGATTTGTCCGGTAGTAAGATCCTTCGGTATTATACCGTGGGGTTTGAGAATAACGGGAAATATAACCGTAGGGATCACCGGATAGATAGGGCGCTTTATCTTCCCGTTCCTTCATATACGGGGGATAACAACGAAGAGTTAGAGTTCAATTCCCTTCTTCGGGAGGCCATTATAAATTATACGGCTGGATTGGTTATGGTTTCCAGAAGGGAACCCCAAATGGCCGAGACTTTTTTTAATATTGGAAAATCATTCGTGGAGTCATGAGCGAGAAAGATAACAACGTGATGCCTTTGGCTACAGATCCTCATAATCTGGGCGAGTTCGATAACGTGTATGACGCTATGCGTAGGTATCCTAACGGAGGCGTGGACGGGGATTATATTTATATCTTGGGTGTCCAGCATTTTTGGAACGTGAATCGTCAAAGCTGGGGGATACTAAAGGATAAGGAGGATAATTTAGTCCAGATGGTAGAGGATTTTATCGGCCTTTTCGAGAGAAGGGGGTATGTCTTCGCTGGTTATGCGTTACCAGACACCACTCCTGTTTCTGGGCTTGACAATATCTTTTATATAGCGGCCAAGAATGGGGCTTATACTCATTTTGGAAGCGATCTGAAATTATTGAATGAGGTTGCTATCTTACGTAAACCCAGAAGATCATCTATATGGATTAAGGATTCAATGGATATCCCGAACTCGGAGAGGATAGACGTTATAGATGATGCCATATCACGTATAAATGTCGATATAAAGACAATAAAATCAGCGATTATCGGCATGGAGAATGATCTTGATGGGGTACATGATTCTATCGATGATATAAATAAGGATATAGATGCTTTCAAGAAGGAGACCTCCGAAAATTTCGAGGAGGTAAACTCTGATTTAGATAAGGTGGAGAAGCGTCTTGATTACATACCTAAGGAGTCGTTTTTATCAGCCCATCCTGCCGGTTTCAAGCCGGACATCGACCTTACCCCGGAGATCACGGTAGACCGTGCTTGGAGAGACCATGAGGGTAACGTTATCCGTGATACGTATATCACCCGGAGGGGATTGCGGAACGAGATAATCGACATCACCAACCAGCAGGTAACGGACTTGAAGCCCGGCTCCGTCGATCCGGACGATCTTTCCGAGGCTACCAAGCAATTGATCGGTAACAAGAGCATAACCAACCTTCCGGACGAGGAGGATATAACCGTTACGGATAACCAGACCTTAAAATTAAAAGACAAGGAATACGCCCCGAAGGATTACTCCGGCATGGGACGTGTGTACCTTCGGAAGCATTACGTGAACGGCGTGAACACGCTCACGCAGCACATGATGAAAAAGCCTAATACCATCTACATCATCCAGTACGACTACTGCCTAGCCGGGCAGACGATCGAGGTGCCGGAGAATTGCGTGCTGGATTTCCAAGGGGGGAGTTTGAGGAATGGAATATTACAAGGTAATAATACTATTATTAAAGCATGTTATAATATTTTCGATGGTATAACTTTTATTGGATCTTTTGAATGTTCATTTAAAGCTTTGTGGTTTAATGTTAGTTCAAAAAACATAGATAATTCTCCTTTTATTATGGATATGTTATATCGATTAAAGGGAGTTGATAAATCAATAACTCTTGATTATGGAGGTGTAGTTGTTGATTTTGAAAGCAATAGCGTATATAGGTTGTCATCTTCTATTGATTTAACTGGATTCTCTCTTTGTCTTGATTTTAAAGGATGTATATTTCAACCCAATAAAGATTTTTCCGGAGATTATGTAATTGGTGTATTCTCCTCTTCCGCTTGGAATGATGGATTTTGGGGAGGTGTTATAAAGAATCTTAATATACAAAATGATAATAGATTAAATGTGGGAGGAATATACTTAATACATAGTTTTAAGACTTCTTTAGAAGGTATTTATACATGCAATATGCATAAATCATCCTGTTACATAGGAGAAAATTGCGCTGAACTAGTATTAAGAGACTTTAATTTTAAATTTGATTACTCTTACTCAAATAATGCTCCTATAGATGTGGATAATATGCCCATGTACTCTGGTTTATGTGTAAGATCCACAGATGTGTTTATTAGTGATGGATTTATTACACATTATCATATCGGAATGTTTGTTGATGCTGGGTCAAACATGTTTAGTCGTATTCATATATGGGGATATAATGATAAAGTTACCGACTTACCTCCTCATACATGTAATATCGGGGTATATCTTACAAAATATGCTGGTGTGTCTAGTTATTTTGGAATAATTACAGATGATACTTACCCTATTGATAATATGAAAAGTCCTAAAGATATAGTAAACGGAAGATTAAATGGAGGTGTGGGATTCTTTCTAAATGATGCTTATTCTAATCTATTCTCGGGTTGTAGGGGTGTTGGTAATTCATATCAAGGAACTTCCAATATAATTAAATTTTTCTATATAGCATCTGATAAACCAGAAGATTGCAATTGGGATAACGCTTTTGTAGCTTGTTCTAAAAGTGGAAATGCATATACTCGTGATGTTCTTAATTATAGCCCAGATATTCCGGAAATTTCTCAAAATAGATCATCTTCATTGGCATTAAGAGGAAAAAATGGATGGATTTTTAATAACTATTTTACGCAAAATAATTATCAAAACTGGTATACATTTAATACAGATGCTAAAGGGGTAAATAATGATGATATGGATTTTGTATTAAGATTTGTAAAATCAGGTAATTTAATCGGCAGATTATTCTTTTCACAAAGACCAGACAATAATGGTAATTTAAATTCCAGTTTTAGGATACTTACGAACAATAATAATGGATTAAGCATACAGGATAAATATGAATGTATTGTCCCAGAAGGTGGCAATGGCAAGTTGAAATTTGGTAATTTTTCAAATTCTCACGATTATAACTTCAAATATGTCGCAGGCAATACTATTGGTAGTGTAGGATACTCTGATAGCGAAGGAGGACTGCCTGATGATTTATTAGAAGGGGAATATGGGCTTCTGTGTTTTGATAAGTCTAGGATTGAATATAGCTTATGGAATGGCTATAACTGGGTAAATATAAATGGAACAAAGGTTAACGAAAAATCATTAAAAGGGAAAAAGATATCTATACTTGGAGATAGTATATCAACATATGATGGTTATTTACCTAATGGATATCCTGCATTCTATAATGATGCAAATTTAGAAAATGTAAATAATACTTACTGGATGCGCTTTATTAAAGCGACAGACGCTACGTTGGGGGTAAACTCTTCTTATAGTGGGTCGCATGTTTGTGGAAATAGTAATGATACCACTGGAAGTGTTTGCTGTTCAACTGCGAGAATAGATAAATTAGGAGAAAACGGAGACCCTGACATAATCATCATCAATGTTGGCATAAATGATTTTGGAGGTTCTACAGGAAATAAATCTATTGGTACATGGAATAGCAAGTCTACTATTCCTTCTGAAGGAGTTCAATCAACTTTTTCTGAAGGGTATGCTCTAATGTTAGCAAAAATAATGAAGAAATATCCAATGGCTAAAATATTTACATGTTTATTAATTCCTGTGTCTAATACAGGTTATGATCAATCTTCTGCTAATGAGTATCCAATTGTAAATGCTAACGGAGACAGTCTGTATGAATTTAATGAATGTATAAAAAGTGTGTCTAATGTCTTAGGTGCTTGTATCGTCGATATGTATTCTTGTGGAATGAATATATATAATTCTAAAATATTTTTAATAGATGGATTACACCCAAAGATTAATGGGCACAAGTTAATGTGTGATAGTTTGTATAAAACGGTACATAATTCTTTTATGGAAAGAAAGAAAATATTCCAAAAAGATAAAGGAGAGTATGAAATTATATAACAATACGGCGAACTTATACTTTTAAATTAACAAGTTGAAAATCATGGAACAATTCATATACACGATCATCAGAAAGATATTCAAGCTTGTATTCTCTGTTTACAAGCCGAAGGTAAGGACATTGTACACAGGCCGTAAGAACATTGATCTTACGGAGAACGGCGATCAGCGCATAAGGGTAGGTGAGCCTTTCTATCTGGCCGGGAACATCTACAAGTTGGATCAGTGGGACAATAAAAGCGTCTTCAAGCTGGCCCTTTACAAGAAAGAGGGCGAGGATTGGTCAAAGGCTAACGACCTTGATTTGATCTTGAGACTTAACGCCGGCTACAACATATTTTACGTATAACGAACTAAAGCACGATACATCATGGAAGATCGAAAAGATATTTGCGAGGGTTACGAGAGGGATAGCGTACAGCAGCTAGACAAGCTGGCCAAGGATAAGAACGAGCGTTTCTCGATCTATCCGTTGACATACATTCAGGCCGTATATGACGCTAGGACGAAAGAGAGGCTTGATTCCATATTATGGAAATGCAACAACGTGTATTTGCCTTGGATGGGATCGGCGGGGGATACCCGCATACAATTGCCTTTCTGGATGAGAAGGAAGGGTATCATAATCACTTACAAGAACCTTGACGAGGAGACGATAACGGAGAAACTCACCTATGATCTTTGTATCGCCGATGATTTCTTCCGTCTTGACTCCTCTTGGACTAGGATAACGGACGCCCTTCCGGTCGGGGGTAACATAACCATAGGCTCTAACGGAAATTGGTTTCAAGATGGCGTTGATACCGGCTTCAAGGCACAGGGACCTAAAGGGGACAACGGGCTTACTCCCATGCTTCGCACGGTTAATAACAAGCTGCGATACTCGTATGATGGAGAGGTATGGTATGAGATCTCTGAGTATATCGCCGCTTGGTTCCGCTATCAAGACAATAAGATCCAGATATCACGGGATCAGAAAACATGGTCAGACCTGTCAAAGCCGTTCACGCAAGACCTGTATATAAAAGGGTATGTCGCTACATCGTCAGCCCTGCCCTCTACGGGCGTGAAACAGGGTGATATCTACATGGTAGGCCCTACGTACGCAGCGGAGGACACGGAACATAAGAATCCTATATACCGGATGTACGTGTATAACGATTCAGGATGGGTAGATAACGGGGTTTTCCAAAGCATAGCCGCCGGGGTGGTTCAGACGATCGGGAATAGCGAGACGGAGGTCATGAGCCAAAAGGCTGTTTCATCCATCGTCGGCCTAGACACGTACCCTGTCTTCTCCGATACCAAGCCCTACGTAAAAGGCGAGATCGTTAATTACGGCGGTCTCTTGTACGAGTTCACGGCTGATCATGAGGCGGGGGCGTGGATTGGCACGGACGCGAGGGAGACGAGCTTGAGGGGGGAGGTGAAGGATGATATTGATAAGTCGGGGAATTTGATATACGGGAATTTCTTTACAATTCCTAGATCCGTCATATCCAAGGATGATGGAAGGGTTATAGAGCAATCGGATATCAGCGATTATGTTGTCACTCCATTTATTATATTAAACAGGGATGAGGATCTCGTGGTATCTGGATATATATCGACAGGTAATGCGGCCTTGCTAGCTTGGTATGATTCTGATAAAAAATTCATATCTAGTATATTTGAAGGTCTTGCTTCTGGATATTATAAAGATTATATTATCAAGAAATCAGATTATCCAGATAACGCCATGTTTATTCGATGCACAGGACGATCCACATTTGATTGTTACGTGAGGAACTTGACTATAAAGTATTTGATGGATATTACGGAAGGAAATACTTGGATAGACCTGGGGCGCTTATATCCTAATATGTTATTTAATTCCAAAAAGCATGCGAGGGATTCTGTTCCCGGTTATATGAGAGTACCAAATCTTACGATAAAATACTCATTGATGAGATTTGATAATATTATAGAGGAAATATCGATAAGTTCCGATGAATGGTCTGAAGATGTTAATTGGAAAAGCTTGATTATCAATGATATCTTCGAGGGGTCTTATATCTACGCCATCACTGATAAAGATAACAATATATTGTTTGCCATAGATAAGTGGGGGAAATGCCATTTCAATAGTGATGATTTTAAGGATAGGTTCTATGTGGTTGATCACGATTATATCTACGCCATCACTGATAGAGATAACAATATATTGTTTGCCATAGACAAATATGGCAATATAGTAGGTAAGCAGAGGAATGATGGGGATACCTCTACCTCTTTAATAAAAAACAATCTCGTGAATGAGAGTTGTTTCTTGCCTATAAAAGGCGTGAAAAATTACGGTAAACAAGATGCGGAGTACTTGATAGATTTGGACTTTATGGGTAGGATCTCCGTGAAGGGACGGATACGTAACAATATTAATGACTTAATCAAGGACGTGCCCTTTGCGACATTTGAGAGTTCCGGAAAAGTGCTCCATGAGCAGTCCATTAGACACGCTCCTCCAATTCAAGCCACGGAATTTATCAACGGAAAGTCTTGTAATGCTCCTTTCGCAAGGTTACGCAGCGGTTTCGTCTGCGATGGTAATGAATTAATCTATGACAGGACTCAGAAAGATGGTGGCTCTTCCTCCGGTCATCAAGGAGGCCGTAACAATCTTTGCGGCGATAAGGTGATGATGATTTGGTTCAAGGGTTTGGATGTCATCAATAAGGCTTATTCCATGATCGGGTACGAGACCGCTTCTGATTACCATATTCCGGAGGCCATCGAATTTGGTGATGAGTACTCTATGCCGGTAATAATAGATCCGAAGGATGGGGTAGCCACTATAGACTTGTTGACTCCCCGAAGATTGTATTTCGTGACGGGTAATATAAGGAGGCTGGTGGTGTCTGGCAGGAGATCCGTGAATAGCTCTCCAGACACGGAATGGATATCGACCTCCCGTACATCTATCGTCGTAAATTGGGACGATTCCTTGGAGCTTTCTCCGATAGATTTCTCGGGTGCGAACATGATTGAAACCTCAGGATCGGCCACACCGGTACCCGGAGGTTATAGCACCATTAATGTTTATGGGGATAATTATACTGTTTATAATACGGAGACAAGGGCTTTCAACAATTATCTCCCTTACGAGGAGCTGAAAGCTAGGAGCGATTTATTCTCCATGAACCAAGATTTGTACATAGATATATCAGACGATACGCTCACCATTGGACGAGATAACGAGGGTATTATATTTTCCACATCCTTACGTAATGACAAAGGTGGCTGGAAGAAATTGAGGGAACTTTATGAGGAGATGATCCCTGTTACACCTAAGGATAATAGTCCTCAGGAGGCTTTCCCTCATGCGACAATAGACGCATTGAGTGATTTTTACATAACATTCTTTGATATGAGCGATAAAAAGGATTGCTCATCGATCTTGCAAACAGGCAAGATTTACTTAATAGGCAAATATCCCCAGTGCTTGATTCTTAACCCTACAGGCTCGGCTAATGCTCCCTATGATCTTCCCATGGTAGATAGCTACGACTGCTATCCATATTTCGTTTACGACAAGTATGATAGCCAAGAACATGTCTTTGATTACATAGTGGGTGACACTAGTATAAAGCTGTATGTTAACGGAGAGAAATTGGCGGAGATAGGAAAGAGTCCTCAGTTAAGGCTAGGTGGTCCGTTCTCTGATATCCAATTTTACGATATGGAGATAACGAAGGGACATTTGGGCGATGCAAATGTTATGAGCGATGATTATTACCTCGTATCTGGAAGGACCCCGTTCTGCCTTGGCATTATATGCCATAATATGTATGACACCTATCAGGGCTCTAATCATCCATTGGACAATGGAGGGTCTGCAATAACAAAGATGATCGATGTGGCCAAAGAACTAAAATCCAAGGGGTATACTACATTATCAATGCGTGAGTTTTCAGACTGGAAGGCTGGCAATTACCTGATACCTCCTAAGTCCGCTATCGTAGTATGCGATGACTGGCAATTACCAAGGAACTGGTTTGGCGAGTCCCCGGTAACCTACCGTAATAATACGATGAATAAACCGGGGATAGATTTCAGAATACGGGAAAGTTATCTGAAGTATGGTATGAAGGTAAATTTCGCGCAGGCCTGTGATAGGATGGAGAAGATCACGAGGAATGATATCATAGGCATAAGGATGATGGGATGTGGTGTCGGGGCGCATACAAGATGGCATAACGAACCTATATGGAAGAAGCCTGTCCCCACCCTTTTTATAGAGCTGGAAGAATGCCGGTATATAGCTTACAAGTATGGATTTGATGAAGACATTTTTATATACAATAAGGCCGGTGGAGAGATCATAGGCCAGCAGGATATCCTCGATTACCTTGGATATTCCACGGCGTTCGGGTTGGGGAACCTTACGGATAAATATACTAGGAGTATAACTAACAGGTTCTCTACCAATAGGGTTAATATAGGGGGGAATGATGAGATAAATGCATTATAATTAAAAGTAAAAATATGAAAACGGTTGTTTTAAAATTAGAGGACAAAGCCATTGGCGATTTTGAAAAAATTGGCACTTATAGATTTAATCTTATAACAAATCTGACGGTCGGGAATATAGGTATAATCAGAATAAGCGCTATCATGGGTGATGTATCCGAACTAAGTATATCCGGCGGGGATTTTTATAGTGATGAGTTCGCCAATGATTTTCTTGGGCCGTCCTATTTGTTGAAAAAGGGAGGGAATACGTTATACTACAAATTAACGGATCAAAACAACCCTTATATAGAGGTTAATAATATTCATAACATAAATGGATTGGGTTATTATTCTTATATGTTTGGTGATAAAGAAGACATGCCGGGAATCCTCATGCAAACATCAGATCTGCACAAATTTATAGATTTGAACGAGGTGTGCTTTAGCAAGAGTCAGCTAAGAGGCCAATTGTACGATATTCCAGAATCCGTCAATAATCTGAGACTTGAATATAGGCTTATATATGGAACACCTAAAGATATCAAGTCAAAATATTTCACGCATCTAAGGCTTATGCAGTCCAATATAACAGGGAACTACAGAGACTTTGAGGGAAAAACCATAAAAACATTTATTTCCGAGATGCCGTTGGTGACTGGAGATGTGGCAAGCTTTACTAGAGTGAAAGAGTTGGGGACTTTCTCAATAGGAAATTATGTAAATGCTGAGATTATAGCCGAGGGATATCCGGTTACGTGTAGTCTTAGCGAGGATGTGTTCTTCGACAACTTGGACTTATATTGCACGAAGCATGTACATATGTCCAGAGATACGTTATTGAGAACACTTAGGAGCTTGTCGAAGACTAAATGGGGTAATAAACCATCGAACGCTAGTAATCAAGTTTATTTGACTACTACGATGGGTGAAAGCGAATATAATGACGACTCCGAGCTGCAATTAGCGGCATCATCTTTGAGAGACGTGTTGAATGGAGGCCTTAAGATTTATTTTGTCGTGTAATTAATTCTCATATGTACCGTTACCTCTCCTACATATCCGACATCGCCAATTGGTTAAAGTCCATCGCCATAGCCGCCGTTGTCACGGCGATGGACTTCGTTTCGCCGATCGAGAATTTCTTGGTGGTGATCCTGTCGCTGGCCTTCATCGATACGTTCTGGGGGCTGGCTGCGGATCACGGGGATTTCCGGAAGAGTAAGTTCATCCGTAGCTGGTTATACATGCTTGTGTATTTCCTGATAATTATCATTTCGTTTTGGATAGGCGTGATGATGGATATATCGGAGGATAACGCCAAGGCTTTCGTGTCTTGGATTACGTGGGCGATGATATGGTTTTACGGGACCAATGTCTTAAAGAACATGGGCAAGGTATTCCCGGATAACAAGGTGATAGCCTTCTTGTATTGGGTTGCCGCCGTGAAATTTATCAGCAAGGTCAATTTCTTGGATGAGTATAACAAGACAAAGAATAAAAAAGGCTCCCCAGATCCAAAAGGATAGGGGAGCTGGTGTGAAATCATCGCTGACCATATTTCTCAATAGGGCAGGAGATAAGTAATAAAGTACACAAATGTAATAAAAAAATAACAATGGCAGAGAAAAAAATACCTAGAGGTTTGAGAAACAACAACCCGGGAAACATTAGGATCAACAGTGATCTCTTTCAAGGGGAGGTTCGACCAAGCAAGGACAAGTCGTTTAAGCAGTTCGAGACTATGGCCTATGGCTATCGGGCGATCTTCAAGATCCTGTCTAACTATTACCGGAACTATAAGCTGGACACGATCCGCAAGATGATAGGTCGCTGGGCGCCGGAAAACGAGAACGATACGGACGCTTACATTAAGGCCGTATCAGATTATGCTGGTATCCCGGCTGATGATCCTATCAACATCAACGATCGTGAGCAGATGATCCGGATCGTGGCCGGGATGAGCAAGGTTGAGAATGGGAGAGAGGCTGAAATGTCGGACGTTATCGCAGGATGGTATCTACTTTAAAAATATAAGACCTAACGCTGTAAAGGTAAGCGTAAAATAAGATGAAAAAATATATTGGAACAAAACAGATTGAAGCAGAACCTATGACAATGGGCGAAGCTTTTGAGAAAGGATTGCTTAAAGCGGGAAGAGTACCTAACGAAAGCGAGAAGTCAAATGCTGGATATCATGTGAAGTATCAAGACGGTTACGAGTCATGGAGTCCAGCAGAGCCATTCGAGAAGGCTTATAAGATCTGTGATACGTTTATGAATCGTCTCCAAATAGAATTGTCCGAATTATCCGATAAACAAGAAAAGCTAGGTAAGTTTTTTGGTACGGATATGTTCAAAGGATTGTCAACGCAAAAGCAAGTATTGCTACGTGCACAATTCGGAGCGATGGAAGCTTATAGGCAAATCCTTATTGAGCGCATCCGTATTGAGGGAATCGCAAAATGAAACCGTGGCAAGCAATATTAATACTAGTGTGCTTGGTAGCCAGTTTCACGGCTGGCTACCATATCCGGGGGGATGTGGCCAGTGATTCTATATCCAAGACCGACACGTCCGCCAAGGTGGATACGATACATGACAGCATCCCGTACCCGGTCTATGAGACACTGGTACAAACAATACCTGAGCCGTTCCCTGTTTATATCACGTTGGACGGTGACACGGTAAAGGAACCTGTATATGTTCCGGTACCCATAACTCAAAAGGAGTACAAGACGGATGATTACCGGCTGTCAATATCCGGCTATAAGCCTAATCTTGATTACATCGAGGTTTATAGAAGGACTGAGTATATAACCAAGACGATCACCCCCCGTAGATGGGGAATAGGTGTTATTGCCGGTTATGGGATCGGGAAACATGGACTATCACCTTACGTTGGATTGGGTGGATTCTGCAGGATTTGGTGAGGCCTCCATGACTCACGTCCGGGAAGCCCCTATTAACTAGTAATAATAATTCGTCATATGAATAACAAGGGTTGACGTTTTTTTGTTCATGGTTAATTTAATATTAGTTTGATGGTGACTTCGTGAGAACGAACCGGAAAGGGAAGATGAAGAAAAAAGAATCTTCCCTAAATAATCGGATCGGAAGTTTGATTATTTTTTCATGCCACGCACGACGGGAAGATTCTTATAAGTCTTTCTGCCGTGC